GATAAATCCTATTGTTATGGGATTTTTGGGGCAACAGTCTGCCCCAACACTTGATTTTCATCTGTTGCAAACTGTTGCGGCACCACTTTTTCGGGCAACACCTCTGTTACAGACTTTTCTTGCCTGTTGCCCGCATCTGTTGCCCGAAATCGCGGCGCATACCGGTATCCACGCTGCTTGCCGTACCCCTTTCCGAATCCCCGTACACCGCACGGCTCCCAGTCCTCCAAGGACGCAAGCACGGCGTTCACGCGCCGGGTATCACGCTGCGGGATTACTCCGCGGCGGTCATCCAGACACTCCCGGAGGATCTCCAGGGCGCACACGCGGTCCCGATGGACCAGCTGTAGGCCCTCCCCGCGGCACTGGCCGCCCCAAAACATTGCGCGCCGGCTGATATCCCAATCAGCCCAATCCGCCGGCACAGGATGCTCCAGAAAGGCCTCGATCTGGCCTTTCAGGTCATCGCGTTCCATGTGCTGCTGGCGGCGGCGTTCGGCCTCTTCCTCGTCTTCTTTGGACAACACAAGGGATTCCCCCATCTGCCAGCGAACGTAGGCCTCCGCCCAGATTTGCCCGGCTTCCGTCTCCGTCAAATCCTCAAAGATGCTTTTCTTTGGCTCCGGCCCACATTCGATGGGCCAAAATCTGCGGTTCCCCGTCGGATCTTTTAGGTATTCGTGGTCGTTGGTCGTGCCGAAGAACACGCAGCGGCGCGGGTGGCGTTCCGTTCTGCGGCCATACGCAGCGCGGTATTCATCTACCGTGCGACTCAAAAACTGCTTGATCGCTCGAACGTCGGATTTGTTCATCGCCTCCAGTTCGCCGATCTCGATAATCCAGTTGCCCTGCAGCAGCTCGGCGGCCTCCTTGCCCTCAAAGGTGCCCACGGAATTGGAAAACCACCTGCCGCCGAGCCGGGCAACCCAGGTGCTTTTCCCGACGCCCTGCGGGCCAAGGATGACGGTCATCTGGTCGAATTTGATCCCGGGATCCATAGCGCGTGCCACTGCCGCCACGAGGCTTTTGCGCGCCACCGCGCGAACATAGGGGGAGTCGGCATCGCCGAAATAGTCGATGAACAAGGTATCCAGACGGGGCTTTCCATCCCATTGCAGGCCCTGCAGATAATCCACAACCGGATTATAGCTGTGGGCGGCTGCCACCTGGGATAGGCCGTCGTCTACCGCGTCCCGGCTCCGAAAGCCCAGCAGCTGCTCCACGCAGTCCCGCAGTCCCGCATCGTCGCTGTCGAGCCATTGGAACGCATCGGTCCCTTCCGTCCTCCCGGCCCATGGCAGCGGGCAGGTCCCCTCCAGACGTTCGCTGAAGGTATTGAGCCGGATTTTGCCTTTCAGGCGCGGGTCGCCCTCCAGCATTGTTACAACGTTGCGGATCCTCCGGTCATATTTCCCGCCGTCTCCCACGGCCAGGTTGCGCATCCAGCTGGTATCCGTCTCCGTATCCGGCAAAGCGAAGTCCGCTGTGGCCGCCTCATAGCGTTCAGCGTCCATCCGGCCGGCTACTTTGCCGTCCTGCCGCGCGAGCTGCGCCATAGCTACAAAGCTCGGCAGCTTGTTCACCGGGGTATCGGGCTTGGCGTCCTCATCCAGCTCGCCGAAGCGGTGAAGGCGCACCAGATCAAATGCATTGCACAGTCTTCCGCCTGCTGGGTCGGTCGCGTGGTGGCTGTAGAGGTACTGTCCGCCCTCATAGACGATCGCGCCGCCGGTCGTGGAGCCGCCGGCGAACGTATACCGGTCGGGCATATCCGTCGGCGCATAGATCCCGGGGAGGAAAGCTTCCATCGCCTCATAGATGCTGTAGCAGCGGCAGAAGGTGCCTACAATGCCGGGCTTTTCCAACGGGTCGCCCTGCTTGGCCGCAAGTTTCATATGCGCCTGCTGCGCACCGGGAACCTGAGGCCACTGTGCAATGTCGCGCCAGTCGCCGTACATCCGCAGGATACCGTCCGCAGACAGCAGTGGCCGGTCCGCATACTGGTAGATATATTCCCCGTCGCTGCAGCAGGAAGGCCAGTACATGAGCCGCGACGCCTGGAAGGTCGTCGGGTCAAACGGCTCCATGGACGGATCGAGGATCTCCGCCACCTTGCGCGCAATGGGCTCGTATTCGTCCGCCGTAACCGTCCGGTCAAGCGGCAGGAGCAGCCGCAGCCGCGGGGCCTCCGGGCGGTGTTTGCGCGTGGAATAGACGCAATATCCGCAGCCAAGACCTTCCGTCCGCCGGAGGATATCTTCGGTCCCGCCGGCGGGAAGCCGGTCCAGATCCAGCGTCACCAGGTCGCGCCCGGTCACGCAGTCGGATTTACGATGCCCGCCGCGCAGGGTGCCGGCCACAAAACCGCCGACGTCCTTGAGGTCATCCTGCTGGGGCTTTTTCAGGCGGAGGTATTCGGCCATGGTTTCTGTGCCGCGCGTAGGCTGGCGCAGCCGTTCCCACAGGTCGGAGATACAGGTTTCCTGCGTGGGCCAGCTGGCGGCTCTCCGGCTCCCGGCGGCGCAGATTGTAATTTTTCGGTCATTTATGAGCATGAGGGCAAGGCCTCCTTAATCTTTCGTGTAAAAACTTCCAACCCACCCGTCAGCCTTCAACGGCAGCTCCGGTGCCCAGGGAACAGGCTGACCCATGATCCGGCAGACGTCATCCAGGTCTGCTTTTTCCGCCGGTACGTCCAGTACCACCTCGTCGTGTACCGTAAAGACGACCGGATAGCCGGCCGCTTCCAGCCGTAGGATCGCCTCGGCGAGGCAATCTCTGGCGATCGCCTGAACGCAGTTCTCCGTGAGCTTCCCACCATAGGTTTCAAGTGCTTCCCATTTGCGGCTCGTCTGGTTCTGGCCCCAATATTGCAGTCGGTCACGGCCACGATCGTCTTTGACAAGGTGCGGCTGCGCGTAAAACAGCTGTCTGCCGCTGGGCAGCGATACTGTAAGGAACACCTTTTCCCGGTCACCCTCCAGCGCGAAAATCAGGCCCCGAACAGCGTTGCTTTTGCCCGTCCTGACCGTGTCGATCGCGGCGGCCTCCAGTGAGTACCAGAGATCCACGATACGCCGGTTGGTATCCCGCCAGCGGCGGACAATGTCCGGCAGATCCTCCTCCGGGATTCCCATGCGCAGGGCGCCCATCTGGATGAGCGCGCCGGTGCTGCCCTGGTAGCCAAGAGCAAGGGTCGCAACCTTGCCCTTTTGTCGGAGTTCGTATTCCGGGCTGCCCTTTACGATGCGCTCGATCGGCACGCCGAACATCTGCGACGCGCAGGCCTCATAAATCTTACCGTGGGTACGGAATACGTCCAGTACCCATTGCTCCCCGGCAAGCCAGGCGATGACCCGCGCCTCGATCGCGGAAAAGTCCGCGTCCACGAAGAGCTGCCCCGGGGAAGGAATGAGCGCCGTGCGCACGAGCTGGGACAGCACATCCGGAACCGATCCGATCAGGGTGTCGATCGCCTCCGTATTGCGGTCCTTCACCCATTCGCGGGCTTTATCGAGTGCTTTCCCATGCAGGTACGTACGCGGCAGGTTCTGTACCTGCAGGAGCCTGCCCGCCCAGCGCCCCGTCCGGCTGGCCCCATAAAACTGCATGGTACCCCGGATGTGCCCGTCCGCGCATACCGCCGTATCCATGGCCGTGTATTTTTTGACGCTGGATTTGTTGAGGTTTTGACGGATCTCCAGTACCCGGCGGGCGGCGTCGTCCAGCTGGCCGTTCACGAGCAGATCCGTTACATCCTCCTTGCGCAGGGTGGATACCTGATAACCCCGGCGCTGCAGCCAGGCTTTGACTTGCGCCGTACTGTTGGGATTTTCGAGACCTGTAAGCTGCTGCGCTTCCTCAAGCAGGGGGGCGGTCACCGCGCTGTCGCATTCGAGTGCCCCGCGCATCAGGTCAAGATCCAGGGCGATACCACGGGCATTGATAATCTGGTCTTGCTCCCACTGTTTCTGAACCGCATCCGGAACGGACCAGCAGCGGAGGCGCTGTTCAATTTCCATCTCCGTAATGACATCTTGTGCATTGTATTGTTTGAAAAGCCGCCATTTCTCCGGCTCGTCTGTGGGGCGGATCCGCGTCCGGGGATCCCGGTCCGTAGCCATGCGCGGGGTACAAAAGGTTTTAATCAGAGCTTTGCCCGCCGCCAGCTTGCGCTTATCCTCCGGCAGGCCGAGCGCCTTGCCTGCCGCATCCAGGCTTGCGGGGTATCCGCAGTACAGGGCATGTAGCATGGTATCCCGCCACTGGGGCAGCCATCCGCCCGGATTGTCCCGCCGAAAATACCGGCTCAGGCAGTACCATTCGAAGGCAGCGTTGTATGCGTGCTTGCGGCACAGGGGATCAAACAGCAGGTTATATATTTCGACGGGGACGCGCTCCCCCTGCGCGAGATCAATCACGACAGGGGAAGCGCTGTCAAGGGAATAACCGAAGAGCAGGATTTCAAAATCTGGGGACTGCGCATATTTGTACAGCCCCGCCTTTCCGATCGGGACGCTGCTGTAGGTTTCGAGGTCAATAAAGAGGTTGTGCATTTCAAACGTCCCTTCCGATGGTTTTATGTTTTACCACTGCGGCTGTGCGGGCGCAGGGTATCCTGCGGGGGAAGGGTACCCGGTCTGCACCATAGCGGGGTCGGGATAGTATGCCGCCGCAGGCTGCTGGAACTGCGGCTGTGCGGGGGTGGCTGCCTGGAAATCGTCCTCTACGGCTGCACGACCTCCGCCGAGCGGTTCACCGTCCGCCGTCTTCTGGACATTCTCCAAACCGACCCCGACGCCCTTGTTCTGCGGCGCGTTGTACGGGAAAAATGTCACGCCGACATTCGCATACATGCCGGAATACAGCTGTGTCGGGTCGAGGATCGGCTGCAGGTTGAGGTCCACCACATTGGGCCGCTGCTTGCTGGATGCGGTAAACACCCAGCAGCCGCGGCATTCCTCGCCGAAGGGTTGGTTATCGCTCGGGCGCAGTCCGTCGCCGTCGTGGACGCTGATCTTCGGCTGTGCCGGGAATGCCTGCCCGTATTTCTCCCGGCCGCGCTGCGCAGCCGCCTGAATGGCGGCGTCGATCTTCGCCTTGTTGGAAGGGTCGGATTTCGGGACAAGGATTGTAGCGCCATATTTCGGCTCCTGCCCCTGCTGCTGGGCATATGGCTCTGTCAAATGTGTGTAGGACAAACGGACGTTGGTCAGTACGATATGAGCGGGATTGGTGTTTGGCATGGGAAAATCTCCTCGTATAATATGATTTGCAGACCGTTTTGTAAGTGTGTCTGCTTAGTGCACTTGTTAGATTAGATATCAGCAGGCTTAGAGATGCCCATGATACAATAGCTGTAGGACAGCAGGGTTAAGTTCTGAAATCTTCCGCGGCACTGGGCCTCGGATTATATGGTTCTCTCGGGTCGCCTATTGGAGCGAGGGCAGGTTTGCCGGGCTGTTTGACAACATGCGCCCCGGCGACAGATTCAAATGTCTTTTTGCCAAGCGCTTTCTCCAGCGCCGGGGCCGACAGGGGTTTGCGCTCATACAGCAGGGCCTCATCGATGCCCGCGGCCTTGATCGCCTCAAATGCAGCGGTCTGGTCGTCCCAGGCGCGGGAGCCGCGCCCCTCTATGAGTTTCCAGCCAGGGATTTCGCCGCCCTTCAAGATCGTGTCCTGCGCGTAGGCTTTCACGGCCTCAGCGTATTTGATCAGCGGATCGATGCAGGCGAGGACCTGCCCGACCTCCGCATCAGAGAGCAGCGGCGGTAGCTTGCCGCCAAAGTCCTCCACCGCGGAAACCGCCCCGCTGTTTTCCCGGCAGACGGCGCGGGCCTTGCAGAACCGGCACCAGTCACCGCTGTGGAACTCCTCACAGCCCTCATACGCTTTCCGTGCCTTCGGGCGCAGGGTAAAGACGGCCCAGTCCATGAGCTCGTCGCGGGTGACGGTTGCCTCCTTGATCCCTCCGGCGCGTGGCTGGATGATCGTCATACGGATCGTCTGGATATCGCACAGATCTTTGTATGTCATGACCGCGCCCAAAGCGTAAAGCAGCATCTGCGGATTGTCCTTTGCGTCTATCGGAACACCTTTTCCGTGCTTGTAGTCATTGACATACAGGTCATGACCGTAGATGAGTAGGCTGTCCGCCGTACCAAAGCCTTCCGGTACAAACTCGGAGAAATCAACCAGCTGTTCGACGGCGACGAAAGGCTTACCTGGCAGGCCGTTTGCGATATCCTTGATGTAGTCAAGGTAATCTTCTGTACACCGGTCCATCTCCGGCTGGAAATGTGCGTCACGGGTAATTTTGTTGTACCGCGTGTTGTATGTACGGGGTCCCATGGCCTCGAGAAAATATTTACGGAGCTTAAGTTCTGCAAGCGCGTGGGCCAGCCGACCCTCTTCCGCGTATTCACTGGTAGTATCGGGCATGTCCTTTGTGAGAGACACGGACCCGGGGCAGTTCAGCCACCGGTGCGCGGAGGACGCGGAGAGCAGCGCGTGCTTTTCCGGTGTCGCCATTACAGTTTCGCCCCCAGTGCTCGAAGATCGGTTGCATATGCTCCGTACTGCTCCGGCGGCAGGTCGGGTAAGCGCTGGATCCCGTATTTCGCAAGCAGCTGCTGGAGCTGTGGACCCTTGTTCTGCCCCA